AAGCCGTTACTTTCTCAGCTATAACGTCGTGACGGTGACGTACTCTTGAATCTTCTGCGTCTTGCCATTTGAAATACTGAAAACCCGCCGCTTTTTGCCGCTTCTCGGCGATCTGACCGTTAATTTTTGTGGTTTGATCCGTGGCTATAAATTTAGCGCGACGCTGTGTTACACCGTGTTGTTCTTGCAACTGCTTAGTGATAGCACCCGGGCGTAATCCTGAACGAGTGTTACTGTACACAATACTCTGTACGCGTTCTAAATATTGTGAAGGTATCGACTTAATGAGTTGCACGTTATCTTGAATCGCTGCGTCCACAAAATCCTGTAACGCTGGTGAGTCTTCATATACGTCAAGTCCGAACGACTTCATAGACGCTTGAAAACGTTTCAATGTTACGTCGCTGGTGGATCTCACAAACTTGGCAGCAAGTTGAGCGGCCAACGCGTCAAACTGTGGGGATGACCAACGATACAACACTTGGTTGACAACGTTGGTCAACGTATCAACCCAACCGTCCGCCGTGTATTGCGGTTCGAGCTGACGTATAACTGGTACGATTTGTTCGTTAATGTCCTTCTTAATCAACCGTACCATCTTCTGCAACTCAGCATTGTACGAGATACCCTCAGCCAAAGGAGGCTTAACGCCCTTTGCGGCCTTACGTTTTCCCGCTTGACCAATCTGTTGTGTGAGTAGTTCGTTACGGTCGAGCATTATTCGTCGACCGTTTCGTCTGGTAATACCTCTTCGCTTCCTAGAGGCGGTAACTCTTCAAACAGGTTAGTATCTTCCAGTTCTTCCAACTCGTCAAGCTTATCCTCGTCAAACTGATACTCTTCGTTAGCTTGTAACTCGCGCATGATTTGCGATTTACTCACGATACCAGCGTCGAGATACCCTACGGCTTTTTGCTGCTGGAGTAATTGAGATTGCGCCATTTCTACGTCGTTAGGTGTTTCTAATGGGTTCCACACGTAGTCGAAACTATCAGGGAAAGTTCCTAACGCGCTGCGTACCAACACCTCGTCAAGCTGACGTAACGGAGCGGTAAGATATGACTTTTGTGACGCGCTTATCGAATCGTAATAATTGTTTAAGTCTCCATCCCCAGTCGCGTTCATACCCTTAGCACTCGTACCGAACATACGTGTGACGGGCGTATCGGCTGACCCGCTGATGTATGTGAGCATCTGCTCAAGGATCGGCGCGACACCTGTCAGGTTAAGCGTTTGACGGCTATACACTTCATCACCGTCAAGCAGCGCCATGTTCACAATGCTTTTCATCTGGCTGAACAGTGCGTAACGTTGGATAATCGCGTCGTCTTCATCGTTCGCTAATTCTTGCGACAGTCCCTCACGGTTGATCACATCGACGTTCGCTTCTTGTAACAAGTCCGCGATACCTGTCTTGGCCGCTACCATTTCACCGATGTCATCCAAACACTTACGTAACGTCGAGTCACCCCAACCATTGTTCAATGTGCGAAGGCGTCGAGGCAGTTGCGTACCTGGGAACCGCACAACGTGAGAATGGTGAATCGTTACCGTAGCAGTACGACCAATGGTGTAACGTGACGGCAGCTCGTAATTGTCCGCTTCCATGTCGTACCAATTGTAGTCTTGTCCGTTAGCGTCCCAACGATCAAACACGACCAGTTTCTTAAGACTGCCACGCTTCAGCTTGTTAAGGTTTAACGGTTTGGTCAAGTCCTGATCGGTGATCATGAGAATCACCGCACCACCATACAGACGCGACCACTTCAACGCCTCGAATACTTTCTCGTGCATTCCCGTTTCATCTTCAAGCGTTGTAATCTGCTCAGCACCGTCTACTTTGATACGGCGCCACTTACGAGTCATGTCCTCAGCGCGACAATCAACAATCTTCTGAGCGATCCAATTGTCCTGATACGCCGCTTCAAGTTGATGATATTGCGCCGTCGGATTGAAACCATACGCCCAACGGTTGTTCGCGCTCTTGGATTTAGACGTACCTAAACCACTCATGACGTTCACAAGTCCGTCGCTGGTGGCTCTTAATCGTGTTTTACTCATCGGTCTTCCCATTCGTCGCGTAGACGTTCAATATCACGTTCAAGTAAATAGATTACAGGGATTCCTACGCATATAATTATCACCGCTGTAACCATAATTTTAATTTCCGCAAGTCTTCTAACGATTTACGATATGTTTGGGAATTAATGAGATCTGAAACATCAGAACAGAATGTGCCATCTCTTGTGATTTTTAAATCCCTCTTTTCCCATTCGTCTAGGTGTTCCTTCCATACACGATTAGCAATAGCTATACGACGCTTGCGTTCACGGTGTAACTTGTAACGGTCTATAAGTTTACGAATCATAATTTTAAGTCCTCTATGCGTCGAGTATATCACAACATGTCTCGTACGCTACCTTTCGCTTTGAATAGCATGTGTTCGATGGCGTCGCACATCGGGTCAATTTGGTCGTCATAGTCGTGCGCGTCGTCCGCAGTAAACGCTTCACACTCGTCGATAAAATCGTTCACCCACGACGCGTTCTCTGGGATTCTTACATAGCCTGACTCGATGTAACCGAGCACGTCTTGCACTCGTGTATATTTATCGATGCTTCGTGGTATCGCCTTGACAGGTATTGGTGGCTTGATCGATTTAGCCATCTTCTGGATCAGTACAGTACCGCTCGCTTTGTCCTCAATACCGAAAAATCTTAAACGTCCCGTGTCGGCGTGTTTGTGTTTATTCCAAAAGTCGGGAAACCGTGTTTCGAGTTCTAACCCGTCAAATTTCTTACGTAGCACATCGATCAGATACAGATAACCGTCTTCACCAAGTCCCCAACATTCAGCAACTTGGTAATCGTTCGCTTGCTTCGACTTCTGGGCTGTATCACCGAACATAGCGCGCCATTTAATCTTAGGTAACACGCTGTAACGTCCGAAGTATTCACCCTTGATGATCTCACCACCTTCGATACTTGGCGATTGTTGGTACAGTGATGTCCATGAGTTCTTGTCAAGTATGCTACATCGTTCCGCTAAGAACTCTTCACTCTTGTGTTCAGGAAACAACGCCTCACCCGATCCTTTCTTACGCGGATCGGTTCGCATCAGTTGTGCGGTATCATCTGCAATGGCAGGATATTTACACACTTTTGTTGAAGGGTATCGCTCAATGAGTCGTCCTATTGGGTCGTCAACATGCCAGCGTGTGAGGATGCACAACAACGCGGCGTCCTCGCTGAATCGTGTAAAGAAATCATCGGTGAACCAATCCCATGCGCTGTTACGCACGGTAGTACTGTTCGCGTCTTTACGTCCTCGAATCGGGTCATCGATCACACCGAGGTCGAGCGATTCACCCGTGATCGAACCTTGCACCGTGGTGTTACGGAAATAACCGTCACCGTTGACAAACTCGATCAACTCGCGGTTCTTCTGCTTACCGGCTGTGTCGTTTACGTTCTTACCTGGTATCGTAAAGTTTGGATAGACCTTTTTGAATCGTTTCGAGTTCATCATACGTTGCAACGCGAGGTTGGCACGCACGCCGAGACGTTCCGAGAATGACGTGTAGATCGTGCGGTTGTCGGGTAGCTGTCCGCTTAACCATGCGATGACGTCTACGATTTGAACAGACTTACCATGTTGCGGAGGCGCTTCGATGACAAGCTTAGGACGTTTACCCGCTTTAAAATCCTCGACGAACTGTTGCAAGTGTTTCGCAACGTCACGCTGAAACCATCCGTCCTTGTTTTTAGGATGCATGTACATCCTAAAAACGTGGAAATCGATACGCGCTTGACGTACACGGCACTCTTCAACAAGGCGTAATTTCTCAGCGTTAGATTTGTTACTAGCGATGATACGCTCAATAGCGTCGTCGAAATCCTTACTTGATGCCAAGACCGTTCAATCCTTCTAAGAAATCATCATCCGCTACGTTCTCAGGTGTCATCTCCGCGTTGATGTTTACGGTCGGAGCGTTGAACCCTTGCATGTCTATCAGCATTTTCCGTGCGGTCGATTTGTCCTCCATGGTTAATTCTATACCGGTCTTAGTTTGCTTCACGGACTTGATACACTTGAGAACATGCTCTGGCACATCATCCATATTCCGCACGGTAATGATCGATGGATACATGGACTCTTCGCCCGTTTGGGAGTCAATCATCGTTCCTTCACATGTTGTCCAACTCATGACGTCTGCCACGGTGGTACGCGTTACGTTCGTTAAATCACGTAGTAATTCTTCACGCGTTGCGATAGCGTTATCGATGACGGGTTGGTCGAACATGGCGAGTGCGTTGACGGTGTCAGGATGGGTCATGATCTCATGGACGGCAGAACGTGCGGTATTATCCGTCTTAGCGCGTCCACCAGCTCGCCTATAGCATTCTACGTTCGAAGCAGTAGCATCAGCCACCTTTTCCAAAACGACGCGTCCAGCAAGCTTAGGGAGCGCTTTGATCGCTTCGCGTTGTTCATCCGTCAATTCCACAATTTCATACCTTCTCGTTGATCAATACGTCAATTATGCAACACTCGAACCACTCTCACAAGTGCTAATCATACGTCCCGTATGTGTCCCTCATATGTCCCACCGTAAGGGTTATTAAAAACTTAACAATATCATACACTTAACACTATATACCCTATATACCCCTTATATTATGTAAATTGGTGTATAGATAGCATGTACTCATTGTAATATATACATACATAATAATGTATAATAATAAACATATGATAGAGATGTTTATTATCAGAGTACCACTTAGTAAGGGTTATTTGGTAAAATCTCTACAACCCGCGCCATTATTGGTTCACAGTCGCCCCGCATATTTTACACCGAGTTCGGGTTAAGGGTGGAATACTTAAAGATTTACAAAATTAGTTGACTCTGTTAACATATAATATCTAAAAACAGACTATAGGAATTTTGCAAATATGGCTAAGAGATATATTCACCCACTGACAGGACAGTCCTTAGAGTGGCCTGATTCGAGAGAAGCGGCAAAAGGAGCAGGATTCAAACGCTTCCGCGACGGCTCAACCTGCAGCACCTGTGGACATACTTCGACACGTTACGTCGATACGAACTACTGCTTTAAATGTCAATTCTTTAAATGTATAGCACTTCACGCATTGAAACATGCTGACCATTTATGGGATCACAATAACCTGACATGTCGTGTTGAGTATGGTGCTGAACCTTATAAATTCAGCGATGAAGTCTACATGGAATTGCTTGAAATGAAGTGGCGCATGGACGATGACAAGTCACTTATCGTTCACTCTACACCGTGTAAGGAATCGGGTCATTTGAACGTCACTAAGAATGGTAAATGCGTGACGTGTACTGATATTAAAATGGCACGCAAGAATGCCAAGACGAACGGTGATAAAACGTATAAGGGTAAACCTTGCAACGTATGCAAAGGAACCGAACGTATCACCTCAACATCATTATGTAACAACTGTCACGGTTCGAAAGTTAGAGGGGTCTCAGCACGTCAGCAAGCTCTGAAAGAAGGTAAAGAATGGTACACACCATGTCAACCTTGCAAACGGTGTAACACCTTGAGCCTGAAGCGTGTCAACAATGGGCAATGTCAAGGTTGTCAACCTGTCGCTAAGTTCTCGGATGACCCTAGAGTGCAAGCGAAATTAAACAATAAAGTAAACTACATAGGTGAAGAATGTACCGACTGTGGTACAGATATTCGCGTCACTTCTACAGGTGAGTGTATGAGGTGCTCATTGTGATTGAACGTAAAGATATACGAAGAATGTTCAACTGCGTTAATGGTGCGTTAATATGGCGAGACCGTCCGTATTCTGACTTCTTAACTAAGAACGAATTTAAACATTGGCATAAGTTCGTCAAAGGGACGACTTTCAAAGACGGTGAGACAATTAGAATCGGTAACGATTGGGGCGTTTATTCACTTGATGAAGTTCGAGACATAATGACCGAAGTATTCCCACCAGAACCATCAACACGTAAAGCGCGTCATGCTGTGATAGATGACACGTTATCAACACACGAGGGTGAATATTGTTATGGATGCGGTAACACTCACCGTTACGATCATAACGATAAATGCGCCACGTGTGTTAAGTATGATAAACGTGGTGACGTGGTGTGGACTCGATTATTCCTTCGTGCTCGTATGATATGCGACAGAGGTGTTATGTATTGGTTGACTAGACCAACGAGCGATTTTGACAGCGTGGAAGATTGGGACGAGTGGAATAATGCTCACGCCAATAAACGCATACCTCGACGGGTTTCAATGGTTGTTGAAGGTCGTACAATGGTTAAACCGATAGAGCAAATCATCGATACGTACTATTCAAAGCCCGTCACGTGACGGGCTTTTCTGTTGTTAGTATTCGAACCTGTTTGTGAATGGTATTTTAAACAATGGAGAATCCCTGAAAGAGATGTATAAGTCTGAATAACAATCACTGTATCGATCCTCTTTAGTGTAAAACCTTTCAATTCTAATCATCACTTGCCGCTCCTTCTCGTTATTGTCTTTCTGTCCACGCCCATTATTCGAGCTGTTTCCGACTTACTATTACCTTCTCGTAACAATTTATTCATACGCCTAGTGTGCACTCGTGTCCACTCGACCCGGACACGTACACAGTTTAATACTTGTTTACGCTTTGTCACCGTACTCCTACTCACTCCTGTCAGTTCCATAACGTCCGCGTCCGACAACCCTTCATAAATGTAACGATCCCATAGGGTAACCCATGCTACACTTTTAACGTCGTAGAGCCCAAGTCTTACAAGCTGCTTACGTACTGTTGTCTGGTTCCAATCACACCTTGACACGACCTCAGCGACGCTGAGTTTCCGTACTTGCCTCCAATGTGTAAGTAACGCATCGTCAGTTCGATCCCATCGCGCACTTTTCTTAGTTATACGTTGAGGTCGTGAGGTCTTCTTAGGTGGTAATTCCCCACTCAGAATAACGTCACGGCCCGACGTAAAACACGGAACAGTTATCAACATAACCAATACAACGGCGGGAAGATGATAATACAACGTAGTTTAACAGCACTTATATTGTCGCACTCATTGAACTTACTACCCGCTAAAAACACACCAATCAACACCCATGCCCAAATTCCTAACAATGTATACATCATATAATCTCCTTACGTACCGAATCGGTTCTGATTACGTTACCTTCACATATTAGACATCAGTGAAGGTAACCGTTGATAAATTTAGTACACCATTCTCCACTCATGTTGTTATCCTCTTAATTGACCCGACGTAAAACACGGAACAGTTAACATGTCATTCTAGCCTCTTCAAATAATCGTCTTATAGTTGTTGTCATTTTTAACGCCTCTCACTTCCACTTCGGCTATCCATCCTATCAATATAACCTCTTCACATTCAGAGCAACTATGTTCAACTGTCGTAGAAACGTCACTAGGTAACGATTCAGCAACATCTATATTTTCATACCCGCATTTAGGGCAAATGTAATCCATGCTCATAATCGCAACCCCTTACGTACTGGTTCGGTTCTCATTACTTTACCGTCACATATTAGACACCAATGAAGGTGACCATTGGTGAATTTAGTACACCGTTCCCCACTCATTACCGTTAATCCACTCATGTTGTTATCCTCTTAATTGACTAGAGCGTCAAATGTACCATAAATGAAAAAGCGCTGCTATTGTAGCGCTTTAATTTCTTTTAGTTTTTGTTCACCGTAGTGTTTAGGACGACACTTAGGTGTGACGTCATTTGCAGACCATGTGAGATTACATCTAACACAGACGCGTTTTCCACGATCCCAACGTGCTCGACATTTATCGACCATATTGTTTCCCTTCCACATACCATTCGTAGTGTCCTGATCGATATTTTACGTTTGGTTGATGGTCAATCATGGAATTAATCGACGAAACCACTGTCGATGCATGTAGTTCGACTGGTTCCATCGTTAATTCTGATTCACCTTTAATACGATCAATAAGATCGTATTGTTGTTTAATCTTATTGATTAGACAATAAATTAAAGCCTTACCTTGATCGTCCTCCATGTATGAAACATACCATGCAGCGAATTTCATAGCATCTCTACTTTCTATTTTATCGACCATATTGTTTCCCTCTTCCATTTTTACTTGATAGGTGCCAACCTTCACAGAATCGACACTTGTACGGTTTAAGACGTTTGACGCTGTCGATGTGGCGACTATTACGCATTTGTATGTAAATCTCTTTAGCGTCCTTCACTGCTTCACTTTTAGTGTTGTACGTGACTTTTTGGCACATCAGGCACACCTCCTGACACGTTACTTAATAGGTCACCTTGGTCAGCACAGTATTGTCGTAATACCTCAGCAGGCGCCGTAATCTTACAATGTGGACTATCGGTACGGACGTACAAACGAGGTTTACGACCATTATCAACAATAGATGCATTATTCACACGTCCATCACGTAAGTGTGGGTGGTAGTCATAACCTAACGATCGCATCAGATCGAGACGTTTGTTATGTGGTACTTGGTTAGCTTTACGCATCTTGTCAAGTAGTTCACCCAGCGCAATACTTGATACCCAACCTTTAGCAAAGCCTTGACGACCTTCATCAATCGCATCAAGTACCTCTTGCTCTACGCCTCCCATAGACGCCTTAACGGCTTCACTCGTACTTGTGGTAGTCGGTGCACGTTGACATGTTCCTTCATTACTACAGTTAAATTCCGTAGGTATTTCGTAACGTTCTAAAAACCCTGTAACTGCCGCGTAACCTTCCTTACGTAACCACGAGTATAAATTTTGGAAGTACTGACCGGTCATACCGTCACGCGTCACATCTTCGGCTGACTGTTGCGCTGTATAGAACACACAGTAGCGACGGTCATTAAGCGTTGTCTTAATAGCGTTCTTATGATTCGAGTTGAATATAAAGTTTGCACAAATGTCAGCGGTCGTTTGATCCACACCTTTCAACTGTATTTCTAACTCGTCACCTGTGATCATAGGTTTGAGTGTTTCGATAATCTCAGCTTTATTGTCAGGAACATAAATATCCTCAACACCGATAAAAATCTTATTGAGTAACCACCCGTTAAACTGTGAGTCGATCTGACTAGCTTTAGGCATGTGAGTATAACGATTACCTACAGCATACTTGATGCAACGCGTGAACAGCGTCTTACCGTTACCCTCACATCCTTGTATCAGCGGAGCCCACTGAAACTTGTGACCTTTATACTGAATACACGCGGCCATGTATGACAATAGTATCGTTTGGTCACGTTCATCAGGTAGTAGTTTTTTAAGATGATTTAAGAACGGTGTCACGTTACCAGTAGACGTTTCGATCTCGATGGGCACATACACGTTAACGGACGAGCGTCCCTCATGTCTGACAATCGTACCGCTCGGTAAATCTGGACGGAAACAAGTCGATTCGACTTTAGGGAAGTTTGCGATTTGAGACTCCGTGAACGCTTCCCATGCTTTTTTTATCGTCTTCTCCCCGCCGTGATCAATGGCAAAATTATAACCACCCATGACAGCGTTGAAGCGATCAGGTTTTAACATTGTACCATTCGGCATGAATACCGCGTGTAAATCCATAATGTACACACACCCTTCAAAGTGTTCAATTTGCTGTGTACTTGGCATGTACTGTTCACCGTCTTTAAGTGTGACAGTCTCCACGGTCTCAGCAGGTGGTAACACCTCAACAGGTTTACCTTTATCGTAATACGACGTCGTACGACTCACAGCGCCTAATATGGTGCGCTGTATATATGATTTATGATAATCCCACTTAGGGCGTACTAATGCGGATTGACGCATGAGACGTTCCACACGTTCACAGTTGCCACCTGTCCACCATACTAAATGATGAACCAACGCAGCGTCTACACTACTAGCATCATAGGATCGCTTACCGTCATCATCGGGCCAGAAAGTGGATAATACCTCGCTGTCAGCAGTCCACAGGTCTTTAAAAGAGGCGCTGAATCCAAACTTACTCTCAGACTTTAACGCCTTCTCTAGCAGCTTAGCGTCGTCATCGATAGGATAGGCACCTTCAACATGAGTGTTTGACCATTCAGCAACAGGTCGATCAATGTCTTGACTTGGTGGAAAATATTGACTTATCACATTAGCGAGTTGATCGGTAGCAATTAACGAAGCGTCACCCGTCACACCATTACCCGTAAGCGCACAGAAGCGCCCTGATGTGTAAAGCTCTAAGCCTAGTGGTATATTCTTACAACCATGATCAGGCTCTACACCTTCGTACGTTCCAAAGATATGTAGACCACGACCAGAATGTGACACCTCAACAGCACAACTATTCATAGTCTGACACAGTTGCGTTGCTACTGGTGACCAACCCGACTCGTCATAAGCACCATCAATGTCGAGGAAAAAGAAAGGATCGTTAGACGTGAACACGAATCCTACACCGTGACCATCACCACCGTATAATGCAAGTGCGTCAACAGCGTCTTGTGCAGAGACCCAGTATTGCGGGTCATGTGCGTCAATCACGTCACCATTGATCGACATAGGGAACTTATCGAATTTACCTGCTCGTTTCTTACTTGGTACTGCTTTCCACAAGACGAATTGATCTACCGCGCTTAGCCCTCGTAGCGCGTTTGGCAATGTTTCCATAATGAAACCCTTAATTATTATTTGTAAAGAAGTTCAGCCGCTTGACGTTTTAATTCCACAGGTGCAGCAAGTGCAACCTTGTTACGTGACGCTATACCGCATGACATGATTTCAAGGTTTTTCGATGCTACCGCTTTACGCATTACCGCGTTGCGCAACTTTTCCATCGTGTGAAAATGGTAGTTAATCGTACCAATGGCACAATTGCAATACTCGGCGATCGTGTCCCTAGTCAATGTATCGAAGCCTTGATCTTGCGCCATTTTGTATACTTTACTTAATAGAACCTCTCGTTTTTCAAACGTACTATTGTACGGGTTTTTCATATTATCTAATGTTCTTGCTTGCATGATTTAAATCTCGCATGAAAATGTAACAGTTGATGAAGTTGATTTTTTTGTTGCGCTTATTTCAAAATGTCCCTTTTCACACAGTTCAGTCACTCTCAACACTTGAGAAGTGTGATCCGCCTTGATTATAGGTGTGAGCGGACAACCACTCAACATTAAACAAATAATTATCAACGCAAAGATTTTCATAATCATACCCCTAGGCTCAATGAACCGAAAATAATTAATAACATTTTAGTTTGGTAATGGTTAAACATTAATTTACCTTCACGATACTTTTCAAATCTGTAACACCAGTTAGCGATTTCAACCGACAGATATATAAAAATTAACATTGTGTAACCCTTAATAATTGACAACGTAGTCAATATTAATCGTCTTTGACGATCGTGTCAAGCTTTTCGCACTCCGATCTGAACTTACGACCGAACAGTATAGGTGATGATGGTAATTGAAATGCATGCTCTAATACAAAGTAGAACGAATCACCGTCCCCTACTTCATCAAGTGATTGCTGTATATGTTCACGACGAGCGCCCGACTCGTATGATTCCATGATTTCAGTCGCCACCATTTCCACACGTTCGCATGTTAAGCCCGGGTCGGCATTCATCACACTTACTAATATTAATTCAATCATAATGTTCCAACTCCCGACGCGAAGCACGCGTCACCACCTAAACCATTAATAAATTCAACCCAACGCATCTGTGCTACTTCACGACCTTGACCACTATATGTCCAACCGGCCTCTTTAATCTCACGGCTGACAAACTGCCCTATAACATGACCAACCATATCAAGCGTTATGGTGACAGGACGTACACCTATATAGTCACCTGACTTAATCCGGGTGTTCATTTGCTTAGAGTCGTTCGCTAGACCGAAGCGTACAGGTCGTCCGTTCTTATCGGTCAGTACGCCCACATTATTACGCATCAACTTAACGCCTTTATCAGCTCCCTCAAGTTTAACCTGTGAAGATACCCACGCTTCCGACCCGTGTTTCGCATTGTTCGACGCCTCAACACACGCTTCACCTGTGAAAATATCAGTCAGCTCAGCAATCGCAACGTGTGATACACCGTGTTTAATCGCCCATTGCGTAAGCGTCATGCGTCACGCTCCTTTAACCACTCGTTGAAATCTATTTCGATATTCTCTTCTTTCGATTTACCGAAATACGATCCTTCTTTCGCTGCATTGTAACCAGCCTTAAACGCTTCATGTTGGATGTATACAAGGTGGTCATCGATTCGTAATTCTTCAATACTTTTAATCATTTCGTTGACTCGTATATCTAGTACGCTAGACTTTACCCGTTGATGTAGCGCCTTGATCAACTCGCGTTGGTTTTCACATAACGCGAGAAGTGGTTGAATCTCTTCACAGTCAATTTCTACAACATAAGTTTCTACTACTTTAGCCATTGTTACTTACTCCTTCTATTAGTTGAACCGTCACTTTATATACCTTTGACGGCTAAGTCAATCATTATTTGACCGCTTAATTCATCCGCTTCTTTCGTGTCTAACACTTGGGCAGATAACCAATCGATATTAAACTGGTGGAAAAATCGACGGTGTATTTCGCTGTCTGTTAAACCATCATGCCGCATGTAACCTCCGTACCAAGCCATCTGTTCTAACAGTAGTTCCAACGATTCGCGACGTTTAACTTGTTTCGCTGAGAAATTCCTAACGTGACGACCAATGTAAAGACTTGGTGTATGCTTCGCTATTAACGACTCTCGATAATCGTTCACTAGTTCATCGAGTGGTTTGAGTGTTTCTTGTACGGCGTTGCGCATTTCTTCAAGTGTTGCGTCATCAAGCTCAACCAAGTCACCGTCAACCCATTCGACTGTTCGCGTCTCATTATGAACAGTCCCACAAAACTCACAAATGTCTGCGATTTTAGGTATCAAGTTCTCACACTCGATGCATACTTTAAGTGGTTCACTTCCACAGTGTGGACACTGTGTTAAATAAGCTGGGTAAGGCTCGTAACACATATCAGCTAGACACGTGCGCATCACCTCGCCACCTCCGCTCTCGCCTGACACTTCACCGTCGTCAAGCGACCATTCACGATGTAAGTCAGGTAGACCGTGACGCTCAACGTTCCCTACGTGGTCAAGCACGATTGCTTTCTCTTTACCTTCGAACATACGTAACGCACGTCCAATTTGTTGCAAATATAAAGATAGTGAGAGCGTACGACGAACCATCTGAACCGCCTCAACGGCTGGACAATCAAACCCTTCTCCGAATAGATCCACATTAATAAGTTGCATGATCTCGCGACGCTCGAAACGTTGTAATACTTTAAATCGAGCGTCGTCTGGTGTATCACCAGTTAACACCGCCGCTGTAACACCCGCGCTATTGAATTGCTCACATAATTTGTGACATATATCAATCGACGGTGCAAACGTAATTGTAAGTTTACCCTTTGCAAACTTGAGATAATGCTTCACCACGTCGCCTATAACCGCGTTTTTCATGTCGTCACCGCTAGGTGTTATCAGATTACTATGCGCTGTTGCATCAGCCAATGCTTGAGGGACGTAGTCCCCCGTGGTTACTGACGTTTTAACGGTTGACCAGTCGATACTATTAGGCGGTGCAATGATTCGATAGTCGGAAAGAAACCCGTTCTCAATTGCCCACCTTGTAGACTTAACGGTGATCATCTTATCAACCAGACCTGACGCGTGAGCACCTAAACCTTTTTTATCCGCTCGTATTGGCGTTGCGGTGACAAGTAAACCTTTAGCACGAGTAAACAGGTTGCACGCTTTCCCCCACATGTTATTCGCAAGATAGTGATGACCTTCATCGCCCACTATTAGACCGACTTGCTGTATATATCGTTGCAAGTCTGGACGTATATTTTTAGGCGGTCGTTTACCCGTAAGCGCGTATTCATACTTGCTCGGAATCTCTCCTACTTTAGACCATTGCCCGTTCTCACGGAACCATTCGATATAGCCACCAACGTCAAGCCTTTGATAATACGTGTCACCGTCAACGCCCGTTCCGTTCCATGACATAAGCGTCTGAACACTTCCCGCGGCGACACGTCCTGACGGATCGTGAAACGACTTACCAAACTTTGCAATATGAGTTGATACGATTTTACGCACCGCTGAGTCAGGCGCAATGATACGATGACGAATACCATATTGTGCAAGTGAGCGACTTATCTGTCCGACTAACTCTTGACGGTGTGCAATGGCTAACGTTGGCTCGTTGAACGTCTTGATGATGTCCACAAATGTAAACGTTTTACCTGTTCCCGTCGGCATGACAATCATCGGAAACTTAAAACCATCTTGCCACGCTTTAAACGTCTTGTATTTCGCCTCGACTTGGTATTCTCTCAAATTACCCGTGTCCGACATTTGGAACCGTTTTAAATAGTTAGTCATTTATTGCACTCCGAGCACTTCGTCTTGCTGGTAAACGCTTTTCGTTCTCTACCTAACCTTTTACCACACTCGAAACATTCACCGTTACCGTGCAGAACTATAAAGATCATTAACAATATTGGTAATCCTATAAGAATCATAAACACCATTAGTCCGTCGCAAGTCATAATAATTAATTTCCTATTTGTTGTTGACATGATCGTCAATATACCTTTAATATGACCCCACTGTCAACGAAACGAGGAATAAAACAGTGATTGAATTAAAATTAAATAGCGACGACGAACTAGCATTGCGTCACATGGGTAACGCTCTCACAGCAATGGCGAGCGAGATTAAAGGCGTAACTGGTGAAGAGTTGGGAACACATGGTAAACCCGAAGGAACCGAATCTCAAATGGTTGAAGCGATAGCGAAAGCTGTCGATGATGAAAGCGTGTCATCCGAAACCTTTAACGAAATGTTAAATGATGAGTATGACGACAAGCTCGACTCAAACGGTTTACCGTGGGACGCTCGTATTCACAGTTCGAGTAAAGCGAAGATCAAAGACGGGTCATGGAAAAAGCGTAAAGGCGTTGATGCTTCAACGGTCGCAACGGTTGAAGCAGAGTTACGCGCTTTAATGGCTATTCCTGTCGAGACTGTGAAGTCCGTTGAGGAAACGTCATATCCTTTATACTGGCGTCACGATGGTTCGGATGAAGTTGGTATTATTCGCAATGACGAAGAGTATGAGCAAATATTTAGCACCAAAGGCGGAATCATCGACTTGATCAACGAAGAGTTGTTTAACGAGTTACGACTCAAAAATGATACGGACGAAGATTACATTGACGAGCCGACACCACCAGCGCCTGAACCGATCATCCCAAAGCCTCAAGGCGTAACGCCACCGCCACCGCCACCGCCAGTGGTCAATGTAGTTGCTGGCAACACACCGGACGATGTAGAGGCTGCTAGTTTCGTGGAAATTACACGCTTCATCACTGGTACGATGGTGAAAGAGATGGGTTACACCATTCCGGAAGTCAACAAGCTTTTGACTGACGAATACGGTGTAACGTTCTCGACGCTTAAAGCGAACGAAGCGTTATTTCCACAGGTTCTAGCTTTCTTAAAGGGACAACCTAAAAAATGAGTAAATTACCGATAGCCAGTAATGCGAATCTATGGATGAAATGTGCCGCGTCGGTGCAAGCGCCTAAGATCCCTACGGTTGACGGTGAAATCAGCGAGGCTCGAAAGGAAGGTTTAGGCTTCCACGAGCTAAGCGAGATTATTCTGTCAACATGGTCAAACCCAGCAGAGTCACAATCGTTCGACCGTAAAGAGTTGATCGGCAAGTTATCGAAACATGGTATACCGTTTGACGACGACATGTACGACATGGCGCGTGACTACTCGAACGACATTTTAAAGGTGTATAACCAAGCGTCACCGAAAACTCGTGAACTACGTGTAGAAGGTAAGATTGATACCGGTGTCATATATCCTGACACTTACGGTTACGTTGATGCTATGGTCATCGATCCGGCGACACGAACCGTTACCATTTGGGACGCTAAGTACGGTCATACGCTCGTTGAAGTTGAAGAAAATTATCAGTTATTAGCTTATGCGATATCAATCTTAATGACTGAACTTGGTAACAAGGTAGAGACGAAAGGTTGGACTTTCTCGCTTCGGGTGTATCAACCACGAGGGTTCCATCGTGACGGCGTACTACGTGAATGGACCGTAGAAGCTGACGACTTGACACCGTATTACAATGACATGTTCATGCAAGCGCAACGAGCGATGCACGATAAACCACTTACCTTAACAGGTTCACATTGTTACAAGGCTAATTGCCGTCACGCTTGCGAGTCGTTCCAACGTGTCAGCTATAAAGCAATGGACGTTATCGAAACGTACGCTCACAGTGATTTGACGGGCGCAGCGCTCGCCACTGAGATCATAACGTTACGCACGGTACATGATGCAGTAAAAGCCCGACTTATGGGATTGGAAGAACAAGCAGTAGCTAACGTGCGTAACGGTGAGGCAGTACCAGGACTTATAGTTGAGCAAGGTTATGGTCGTGAAAGGTGGCGTAAGGATATCGACCAGCAAGAAGTTATCGACATGGGCGATCTCATGGACGTTGATCTACGTAAACCACGTGAATTAATGACCCCGACACAATGTGGTAAAAAAGGTGTTGACCGTAGCGTCATTGATGCGTATAGTGAGAAACCTAAGACGGGATGGAAGTTAAAAATAGCAACCGAAGACCGTATTCGTAAAATGTTTAACAACAGGAGTTAGAGCAATATGAAAAAGTATAAGTTTCAAGGTTTATCAGGTAACACTAAGTCAATCAAAATCAAACGAGACGTAAAGAAAGTTAAACCTCGTTTGTCACGTTCACAATGTCGAATGAACAGTGACGCTAAAGCGATTAAAGCAACCCGTGGTTACGAATTAATCATCGCGTTAACAGAACGTGCAATTCGCATCAATTCAACTAAGTAAAGGAAATTAAAAATGTCAGTAGCTCACAGTAAGATTCAAGTTCAAGGTCGTATCGTAATGGGTCACCCTATCAAACGTCAAGATATGACAGATGACAAAGGTAACAAATTGAAAAACGATGATGGGTCAACTAAAACTCAACACTTTTTTGTTCTAGCCGTACCGAAAGGTAATGAGCAAGATTGGAAACAGACTGATTGGGGGCAACAGGTCGTTTCAACCGCAACGCAAGGTTACCGCAACGGTGAAATTAACCGTCCAGATTTTTCGTGGAAAATTGAAGACGGTGATTCACAAATTCCGAACAAAAAAGGTCGTAAGAATTGCGACACCGAAGGTCATACTGGTCACTGGATCATCAAGTGTACAACTCAATTGAATTGTCCGTGCTTCCCTTACGGTAAGTACTCGCCATTAGATGCGATTCAAGACGTGACAACAGTTAAGACTGGTGACTACTACCTTGTGAGTATCGACTGTGCGGATAACACAAATAAAGGTGCACCTGCACAGACGCCCGGTGTTTACATGAACCCGCAGGCGACAGTATTCATCCGCGCAGGTCAAGAGATTGTTAGCGCTGGAACGGTTAACGGTGAAGAGTTATTCGCTGGACTTGTAATTGAAGGTGCTGAACAACCTTTAGCAAGTGCACCGCCTCAGCAGTCGATTGCTACACCGCAACCACAAGCCGCTACACCTCCGCCAGTTGTAACGCCTGCACATGACATGGTTGCGACACCTGGTAATGCTACACCTCCACCAGTGCCACCGGTACCAGTAACCGAGAAGTCGTACAATGTGAACGGTCAAGTGTTCACCGAGTCAGCGTTACGCGGTGCGGGTTACACAGATGCACACTTCACAACAATGACAGCAATCTAATCAATCGGGACGGCTTAACGGTCGTCCTGTTCTTAAAGGGAGTGAATAAATTATGCACGCGACACGTCAAATCAACATAACACTTAATTTAACAGAAGACGAGGCACAATGGTTACAAGGTGTAATGCAAAACCCTTTACATGGTGCGAGGCCTGAAACTGAATTAAAAGGTGACAAACAAATGCGTAAAAAGTTTTGGGAAGCTGTAACAGGAATTACCATACATGAAGACGAGGGTGTTAAATGACCAACTTAAAAGACGGCGACACTGTGAAAATAGAGCGATATGGTACGGTTATTAACGGTACGGTTCGAATGGTTAACGGGAAGTTAACGATTGTCGGACGTATGAACGACTCTAATTATGTTACACATTTATCAGTTGAACACGCTATCAGATACGGATGGAAATTATGCAAGATTTAAAATTAGGTGATAAAGCAAAGGTTACCAATGGTGCACGAACGTTAAATGGTAGGGTTCTTACGTACAATGTTAAAATTAAAGGTCATAAACTTGGCGACCTTTACATATCGGGTGTAACAGACGAAGGTCGCCATGCACTTTTACCGATCAAAACGGCTATTGAGAAAGGATGGAAATTATGCAAGATTTAATGATTGACTTGGAAACGTTAGGGACTGACCCGTCAGCACCAATTGTGGTGATCGGCGCGGTGTTCTTCGATCCTAAAACTGGCGAACTTGGTGAGGAATTTAGCGCAACGATTGATTTCGAATCAGCGTGCGAAAAACGTACACCTGATGCTTCCGCAATTAAATGGTGGTTAAAACAATCAGACGACGCGCGAACCAAGGTGTTACGTGGTAATCAAACCATGTGGCAGGCGCTCAGCGGCTTATCAATGTTCATTCATGATAACTCTGACGTTAAGAAAGTTAAACCGTGGGGAAATGGTGCGACGTTTGACATTTCCATGATTGAGAACTGTTTCAAGTGTTATGGTATGACAGCACCGTGGAAGTTTTGGAACATTCGAGACGTGCGCACCGTTGTTGAACTCGGTGAAGCTGTCGGAATTACGAAAGACATGGTTGAGTTTGAAGGAACACCACACGTTGCACTGGACGACGCAAAACACCAAGCACGATACGTTTCATTAATGATACAAGGGTTGACATCATGAATTATAACACGCTAGCAAAAGAGATTTACACACAGAACAAAGCGGTTGGTTGGTGGGATGAACCTGA